GCAGAAAATTTAGTTAAGATAAAAGATGCAAAAGGTAATTCAGTAACTAGTAGATACTTTGATCCTGAGTCTATCAGTTTTGATGATTTTGAATTTGCAGAGGGTGGACGTGTACCAATGTTTGCTGGTGGTGCTGCAAGAATAGGTTATCAAGCTTTACGTAAGTATGGTATTGAAGCAAAAGATATTTCAAGATTGTTTGCAAGTCTAGGTACAGACAAAAGTTTAGTTGGAAAAGAGAAAACAGAATACTTTAGAATGCTACACAAAGTATTAAAGAATCCTGATGACTTCCCAGATGAGATTTTAGATATTCAAAAACAATTAGGTATAGACATTCCAGGACTTAAAAGCGGCGGTCTTGCCGGCATCCTGGAGGTGTAATGGCTAAGACTAATGTTGAAAAACTAAAAGATTATTTATCTAGATTAAAACCAGGAGAAAAAGTTCAGCCTGCTGTACTAGCTCGTAAGTATAAAGTTAACAGAAGATATATCTATACTCTTTTAGCAAACGAATTTCCTGAACTAGAAACTTTAGGAAGAACTGAAGCTGGAAAACTTACCCAAGAAAGTTTAACTGAAAAAAGAAAAACAACACCTGTAAAATTTCCAACACCTGTTGGAACTCTTAGATCTTCGGACTCACTGACTAGAGATTATGTTGATGTAAGATGGCCAAGTGAGAAAATTAAAAATGAATACATAAAAGACTTTAAGGAAAAAAGATCTGATGTTAGAGGTAGAAAAGGTTTAACAAACGATGAATTTGCAAAAAAATATTTTGGAAAAATAAACACAACAACAAAGTCCAATGTTGAAAGAATTAACAATGTTTTACAGAAACAATTAGGTATTGAATATGAGGATGCTCCAGAACAGGAGGTTTTTAAAAAAAGATTAAGAAGACTAGATACTACTGTTGGACAAAAAGCAAAATATTTACACGGAACAGATGCATTTCCCTTTCATCATATAATGCCAATTGGTGGGGAAGTTGATTTAACAACAAATGATATCTCTATTCTATCTAAAAAAATGAATTCTAAATTGGCTCCCTATAATAAAAAACTAAATGACATAGCTGATGCTATTTCTAATAATTTTAATGAACAACCAGATGGTTATTTAAAAAGAATAGATGAGTTAAATAACAATGCTGAACAAATAATAGCAAAAGCTACAAAAGAACTACCAAAAAAATTTCAACCATATATAGGATTTACTAAGTTGGATGCCATAACTGACGAGTATGGAACCCCAATAAATTTACAGCAAACAAGAATAGGTGCTGTAAAAGAAAAAGGAATTCCATTAAGAGATTTAAATACAGAACAATTAACAAAATTAAAATCTTCAATTAAAAAACTAACTGAAAAAGAAAAAATAGCTTATTGCAGTGTGTTGTCTCGTGGAGGTTTACCAGGAGATTGCGCAGCTGCAATAGATAATGATCCTGTGAAAGCAGCACAAGTTTTTGATCAAGCACCTGCAACTAGTTCTGCTATGACAAAAGTTAAAAACGCAGCAACAGGGTTTTTAAAATCAGGTGGCTTTAAAACATTTGGTGCCGGTGCAGCTGTAGGAACTGCAATAGGATTGGTCAAAGCATTTAGAAACGATGATCCAACAACTTATTTATCAAACGAAGATCAACAGAAAAGTATGTTAGTTGATATGGCAACACAGCCTATATCGATCGATATGGAAAGACCTGCAATATTAGATTATCAATTACCTGCATTAGGAGCAACACTTGCAGGCACAACAGCACTTGGTGCGCCATCAACTATCAAAGCAAGTAAATCAAGAGCACTTGGTATTGAAAGAAAACCAAAAGGTTTTGTAAAAACAGGTGCAAGAGTTTTAGGAAGAGGACTTGGAATTGCAGCATCACCTGCATTACTAGCGCCGTTTATGGCTGGAGATATTGCTAGTCAAGTTGCAGAAGGAGATTCAATTACTGATATTGCAACAGATCCATTAAACTACACATATCCAATATTTGCTGAACAGACAGATAAATTAACTAGAGGATTGAACCCAACATTTAGAAAATTTGCTAAACTGGGTTTAGGGAAAACAGCATTAAAAGGATTATCTAGAGCAGGTATAGGTGGACTTGCTGCGTCTTTAGCAATACAAGGAGTAGGATTATTAGATGACTAAAAAATTAACAACTACAATACCACCACTTAGAGGGCCCAACCCACAGGGGTTGAATGTTCCCGGAAAAAAGATTATAGTAGTAAAGAACTCGGAGAAAAATAATGGCAGATATAGACAAAGCTTTACCGAACGTAGAGCAGGAAATAAAATTACCTAGCGAAGAAGAGATAGCGGAAGCTTCTCAAGATAATATAGAAGAACAAGTTGGACCTGAAGACATTCAAGTTGAACAAGATGAAGACGGTGGTGCTACAATCACTTTTGATCCTGAAGCTGTAAATCAGCCAGGAACTAATGAACACTTTGATAATTTAGCAGACTTATTACCAGAAGATGTTTTAGGTAAATTAGGTTCTGAACTTTTTGAAAACTACACACAGTACAAAGCATCTAGAAAAGATTGGGAAGATGCATATACAAAAGGTTTAGATTTATTAGGATTTAAATACGAGACAAGATCTCAACCATTCTCAAATGCAAGTGGTGCAACTCACCCTGTATTAGCAGAAGCGGTAACACAGTTTCAAGCACAAGCTTACAAAGAATTACTCCCAGCGACTGGTCCGGTACATACTCAGATTATGGGTGTACCAAGTAGACAAAAAGAAGAACAGTCAACAAGAGTAAAAAATTTCATGAACTATCAACTCATGAACGTGATGAAAGAGTATGAACCCGAGTTCGATCAGTTACTTTTTTATCTCCCTCTTAGCGGCTCTGCTTTCAAGAAAATTTATTACGATGAAATTCTTGGCAGAGCCGTGTCCAAATTTGTACCGGCAGATGACCTGATAGTTCCATACACTGCAACATCTTTAGAAGATGCAGATTCAATCGTGCATGTTTTAAAAATGTCAGAAAATGAATTAAGAAAAAAACAAGTGTCTGGTTTTTATAGAGACATAGAAATCACACCAGGCTATTCACAAGAAACAGAAGTAGAGAAAAAAGAAAGAGAGCTTGAAGGAGTTAGAAAAACTAGAGATGAACAAATGTTCACAATTCTAGAGTTTCAAACAAACCTTGATCTAGAAGGTTTCGAAGATAAAGACATGGAACAAAATCCGACAGGAATCAAACTTCCTTACATTGTAACTTTAGATACATCATCAAGAGAAGTTCTGTCAATTAGAAGAAACTATAAACCAGAAGACCCAACAAAAAGTAAAGTAGAATATTTTGCACATTTTAAATTTTTACCTGGACTAGGCTTTTATGGTTTTGGCTTAATTCACATGATTGGTGGATTATCAAGAACTGCAACGAATGCACTCAGACAATTATTAGACGCTGGTACGTTTTCAAATATGCCGGCTGGATTTAAACAAAGAGGTATTCGTGTTAGAGATGAAGCGCAATCGATTCAACCTGGAGAGTTTAGAGATGTAGATGCACCTGGAGGAAATATCCGAGACGCATTTATGCCTTTACCTTTCAAAGAACCATCAGCAACATTATTACAATTAATGGGAATAGTGGTTCAAGCAGGACAACGATTTGCCGCCATAGCTGACATGCAGGTCGGTGACGGCAACCAGCAGGCCGCTGTTGGTACGACCATTGCTCTTTTAGAACGTGGTTCCAGAGTCATGTCAGCCATACATAAAAGATTGTATGTGGCATTAAAAAAAGAATTTGTATTATTAGCTGACGTATTTAAAACTTACCTTCCACCAGAATATCCTTATGATGTTGTAGGTGGACAAAGAAATATTAAAGCTGCAGACTTTGATGACAAGGTAGATATTTTACCTGTTGCAGATCCAAACATATTCTCACAATCACAAAGAATAAGTTTAGCTCAAACAGAATTACAACTTGCAATGTCTAATCCACAAATGCATAATTTGTATGAAGCGTACAGAGATATGTATTCTGCGATTGGTATAAAAGACATTAATAGAATCTTACCACCACCTCAACAACCAATGCCAATGGACCCAGCGGCAGAAAATATTATGGCAATGAGTGGTAAACCTTTCCAAGCATTCAAAGGTCAAGATCACAGAGCACATATAACTTCTCATTTAAACTTTATGGCAACTAATATGGCTAAAAATAATCCTGTAATTATGGGTTCACTACAAAAAAATGTTTTTGAACATATTTCTTTAATGGCACAAGAGCAATTAGAAGTAGAATTTAGAGAAGAGATACAACAATTGATGCAACTACAACAAATGGCACAACAAAATCCACAAATGGCACAAACTCCTGAGATTCAACAGCAGATTATGCAGTTAAGTATGGGTATTGAAGCAAGAAAAGCTAAGTTAATTGCTGATATGACTCAAGAATTTAAGGAAGAAGAGAACAAAATCATGGGTGACTTTGGAAATGATCCAATTGCGAAGCTAAAAGCAAGAGAATTAGACCTTAGAGCCATGGATAATCAACAAAAACACGACCAAGCTGATCAAAGATTGAATCTAGACAAGACAAGAGCTATGATGAATCAGTCAATGCACGATGAAAAGCTTGAACAAAACGAAGAATTGGCTAAACTAAGAGCTAATACATCGATTGAGAAAACTATTTTAGGTAAAACTCTTCCAAGTTCAGATCAAATGCCTGGAAATGTTGCAATCATTCGAAAAACTGGAGAATAAATATGAAAAAAAATAAAAAAAACAGTCACGCAGGCATGACTCATGTAGATCATGATATGTTCTTGAATAAAGACGGTTTACTTAACGGCGGAGTTGAAATTGAGGTGTCAAAACCTACTGAAACTCAGTCAGTTCAAGTAAAAGGTCAAAGAAGAATGCTTGCAGAAAAGAAAAGCAAAGCAGATTGGTACTAATATGTGGTTATCGGCAATTAAATTAGCCGTTTCTGCTGGAAGTAAGATCTATGCTAATAAGCAGAAGACAAAAATGGCAATGAGTGAAGCACAACTCATGCATGCCACAAAAATGGCCCAAGGTCAGGAAGCTTACCAAGGCAAATTACTAGAAGCAAGGCAATCGGACTGGAAGGACGAGGCGGTTCTCATAATTTTGTCAACTCCCGTGTTAATTTTGGCGTGGGCAGTGGTATCAGATGACCCAACAGCGATGGACAAGGTAAAATTATTCTTCGAGATGTTCTCGCAGCTTCCATCGTGGTTTACAAATTTATGGATACTTGTCGTGGCGAGTATTTATGGTATAAAAGGAACTCAAATATTTAGAAACGGAGGTAAAAAATAATGGCAAAGAAAAAAATAAAAAAGCTT